GACCAGTTGCAAATATTATGCAACAGATTCTTGGTGGTGTCCGTTCTGCTTGCACATATGTTGGTGCAGCAAGACTTAAGGATCTGTCAAAGTGTACAACTTTTATTCGTGTTAATCGACAGTTAAATAACATATTTCAAGAAAATTGAAATTTGAATATTTGCATTTGACCCCGAAAAAAAATCTTATAAAACTTTACTTTTTTCCTTGCGGAGTCCGATAAAAGTAGTATACTATACGAGTCAGAGAAAAGAACAAAGGAAACACACTATGAAGCACTTTGATAATAATATTATGTGGTTACATTAAAATTACTTTTATTGTTTATAGTATATTATTAAAAAACCTTGTCGGTATGTGGGATAACATATCCGAGCGAGCAGAGATGGTTTACGGCAAACCTTCTGTAGTACCTCGACTAACAAAACCGTTTCACTGGTTGGTTTACGGTTCCTGATACGAAGGTGACGAATGCCCGTAAGGCAGTAGTAGTTACCGGATACAACCAAAACCGTCTTTTATGCCCTCTTAGCTCAGTTGGTAGAGCAGTTGACTTTTAATCAATAGGTCGTAGGTTCAATTCCTACAGGGGGCACTTTTTGGGATGGTAGACCAACGGCAGAGTCGGGACACTCAAAATGTCCATAGTGTGGGTTCGAATCCCACCCGTCCTACTCAGGAGAATAATAATGATTGACAATCCGTATAATGAACTGAACGATCATACCTTTCTGATATATCTTGCACAGAATGATTACATGATTGATGGTCACTTTCTTCCTGAAGGCAAACGACTGATGGAGATTGCCAATAAATTAAACGAGAAAGCAATGTTTATTTTTGGTGACGGCGAATCTCGACCAATCATAGACTTCAAAGCAGAAAAATACAAGAAGTCTCAGGAAGCAATGGATAGACTCGCACAACTTGATGAGGAGTTGGGTTTAAATGATTGATTATGTAGATGTAATCTATGGTTTAGCATGGGGCGATGAAGGCAAGGGAAAGATTTCCAATGCTCTTGCTCCAAAATATGATTATGTTTGTCGTTGGAACGGTGGACCAAATGCTGGTCACACTGTTTATGTAAATGGACAAAAATTCAAAACTCATATTATTCCATCCGGTATCTTTGCAGGTAAGAAGTGTATAATTGGACCGGGATGTGTAATTAACACAGATAAATTCTTTGAAGAGATCCGTGGACTTCGTGCAGCAGGATTTGATACTTCTCTTATCAAGATTCATCCAAACGCACATATTATTACTGAAGAGCATATCGAATGGGACAAGAAAAATCTTGGTCACTTAGGAACAACTTCTCAAGGAATTGCTCCTTGCTATTCAGATAAGATGTTGCGTAGAGGTAGGAGAGCAAAGGAATATTTCATTTCAGAGTGGTTGTGGGATGGTCAATTGGAAGGAAAGATTCTTTGTGAAGGAGCACAAAGTGTTTGGCTTGATATTGATCATGGTGATTATCCATTCGTAACTAGTAGTTCAACAATGCCATACTCTGCATGTTCTCTTGGTTTCTCTCCGAAGAAGATTCGTAGATTGATTGGTGTTGCAAAAGCATATGATACAAAGAGTGGTAAAGATCCACTTTTCCCTGAAACTTTATGGAATGATCCCGTACTGAATCGAATTATTGAGGAGGGTCAAGAATTTGGTTCTACTACGGGTCGTAAACGATTGGTGAATTGGTTGAATCTTGATAAGTTGAAGAAGTCTATTCAACTTTCTGGGTGCACTGAACTCATCATAAATAAGTGTGATGTTCTTAAGAAGGTTGGAGAATTTAAGGTCATTCATGGCAATCAGCACATGAATTGTACAAGTTTTGCTATGATGTCTGCATATATTCAAAATACTTTGATGTATGCAACAAATTCTGATTTGCATGAAATTACTTTCTCTGGAGATAAGAGTGAGATATGAATATTGGTATTGTTATTCTTGCAACTAATGCATATTTTGTTTTGGGTATTAGATTTATTAAAAAGTTTATGCATCATTATAAAGGTGATAATAATATAACTTTTTATTTTTTCTCAGATACTGATCCTATACCATATGTTCAAAATGGTGTTGATATTAAGTATTTTAATGTAACAAATAAAAATTGGGTTGATGGTACAAATTTAAAATATAAATCTATAATGAAAACTGTTGAAGTATTAAAAAGTGATTATCTTTTTTATTTTGATGCTGATACTAATATAGAAACAAATTTTACAGAGGAATGGTTTTTAGGTGATTTAGTTGGTGGACAACATTATCAGGATATATTTTCAGACAAAGAAAATACAGACAAACCTTTTGATAGAAATCCTAATTCTAAAGCATATGTACCACTAGATACTCAATTACCACAGATGTATTTTTATGGTGCTTTTTTTGGTGGTACTTCTGCAAGAATGATTAGTTTTTGTGAATTAATGTATTTTTATCAACAAGAAGATAAAAAAATTAATTATGAACCAAGATGGAATGATGAAAGTTATTTAAATAGAGAATTTCATTTTGATCCGCCGACAAAAATTGTTTACTCTACTGAATTTAAATTTGCGATAAGTGATAAGGGTGGAATGCAGGAAACTAGAAATGTTAACCTAGATATATCAGAACATAAGAAAAAATTGTTAGAGTATAAAGATAAAGTTATTGATATTAAAAATAATGAAGTAGTTTTGATTTGATCCTTTGTGGTGAAACGGTATCACAGGAGACTTTGGATCTCCCTTTCTTGGTTCGAGTCCAAGCAAAGGAATAATTCCTGAATAGCTCAGTTGGTAGAGCAGTGAGCTGTTAACTCACGGGTCACTGGTTCGAGTCCAGTTTCAGGAGTTTGCCATGTTAGCACAGTGGTAGTGCAGTGCTTTTGTAAAGCACAGGTCATCGGTTCGAATCCGATACATGGCTTTGTATGTTAAATATTAATATTCCACATTTTTATTGTTACATGAGAAAAGAACAAATGTACCAACATAAAAATCATGTTGGTGAATTTGTAAAAGTCACTGTATTTGGAGCACAATCTAATCCAGATAGAGCATTACTTTTTCATGTAATGACTGATGATGGATTGGTTAGAAGTAGAGTTCCAATTCATATGCTATGTCACAAAGAAAATGCTCCAAATATTCAATTAGATTATTTACAATTATGGGATTGTTTTTCTATAAATTGCACAAATATTGTTTATGATTATTTAAAAGGTGCAAGAGCAAAAATGATTTTAAAAGATAAAAAAGAACTTTGGGGCAATTATATGATGACATTTGATTGGTATGATAATTCATACAGTGATGAACCAACACAATACAAATGTTTACATATGATCGAATTAGATAATGGTTGTTACGCTTTACAACCAAATAACAGAATATATTGGAAACATATGTCTTTTGTTACAAAACCATTTCCACAAAATCCTGATTATAAAGTTGATAATATATCATTTAGATGTGAAGGAACAAGTGATAGATGGATAATTGAAGGCGAAGATGATAATTATTATTATGATTTGAAAGAGGATAAAGATGGGCGGTAAACATTCTGCAGGCAAAGGTGATACATACAGACCCGTAGATTGGGAACAATATTCAAAGAATTGGGATGCTATTTTTAGTAAAAAGAAAGGAAATACAAAAAATGAGCAATGTACAACTAATAGGACTGGTAAGCGGAGAACAAATAATCGCAAAGGTTGAGTTAATTGAAAATGTATATTCAATTAAAAATCCAGCAATTATTGTTCCAGTTGGTAAGGGAGAACTTGCATTAGCACCTTGGTTGCCGTATACTACGGTAGATCAAACAGGAGTTACGATCAATAAGGAGCGTGTAGTTTTTACACTAACACCACAACCAGAATTAGCAAACAATTATAATGAAAGTTTTGGTAGCGGTCTAATTATTCCCGATAAGACTGTAGCAACACCTAAGTTATCATTGGTTGAATAAGTCGTTGCGCTTGTAGCTCAGTTGGATAGAGCAAGTGCCTTCTAAGCACTAGGTCGCAGGTTCGAATCTTGCCAAGCGCGTTTAAGGAGTTTATAATGAATATGGATATGGACATTACAGAAAGATTGAAAGTTGATATTGAAATGTTGAGTATGAGTCCAGATGAAAATGAAAGACTCATTTCAAAAACACTAGAACTTGCACTTTCAGAAATAGAAACCTTACGATCAAGATTAAAACAACATACACTTGATTATGTTGATAATTTTTGGAAAGAAGAAGATTTAAGAAAGAATTATAATCAATTTCACAAAGTAAAGTATCCACCAATCAATAAATTATGAGTATTCTTGAATCTATTATTTCTGATGCATATCCAATTTGTCTGGAAATGAGTCGCCAGAAGAAGCATGTTTCTTTTGTTCTTCATAAGAATCGCGTTGTTTCTGTTGGTAGAAATGTTTTTAAAACACATCCACTTGCAAAGGAATATGGATATCAATTTAATGAAATGCATTCTGAACTTGATGCATTCCGTAAAATTCCATATAATCTTCGAAATAAGAAGTTGACTCTTGTAAATGTTCGGTATAATAAGTTTGGAGAACTTCGAATGTCTAAGCCGTGTGAGCATTGTTCTCCTTGGTGTCAGGAAATTTTTCATGAAATTTATTATACGACTGATGATGGTGTCGTAAGAATGGAGTACTAATGTATCGTCTTCATATTGATATTCCGATTAATGCCTCAGAAGAACAAGCACTTAAGATTTCTCAAGAAATTATTAATTTTGCATTTGATAATTTTCAATCTCGCACACTTCTAATGTCTCATGATATTGAAAGTGTAAATTATCGTCTTGGAAATGATTATGATCGTCAGAAGTCTAATTATTTTTCAAAGAATGAAAATGGTCATGTTAATAATAAGAAGAGCAAGATTGTTATCAAAACTTCTGAGAATTCTGTTGACTCTAACCAAGAATAAGGTATATTACTGATATGGGATGCATGTGTCGGGTGGCACAGGGTCGCTTATAACGACCTACCGCAGAGTTCGAGTCTCTGGCATCCTACTTATGACAGAAACACGAAACATTATTGATCATTATCATTATTGGAAGCACGAAGCAATTCTTGCAGACCTAGATAAGCGTAGGCATAACTTTACTGTACTTTGCAGTAATTTGTACAATGATTTTAATATTGCAACGGTGATCAGGAATGCAAATGCCTTTCTTGCAAAGGAGATCATTCTATATGGAAGCAAGCAATATGATAGGCGTGGCACCGTTGGTACTCATAATTATAATCGTTTTGTTCATTGTAGGGATGAGCAACAACTCGGACTAAAAATTGAGAACATGATTCGTCAACACGGTACACTTCGTATCGTTGGTATTGATAATGTTCGAAATGCTCGTCCAATTGAAGAGTATACTTGGCCAACTAATGAGCATGTGCTTATGGTTTTTGGTCAAGAACAAGTTGGAATTCCACAAGAACTTCTTGACAAGTGTGATGATATTTTGTATATTACTCAGTATGGATCTGTTAGAAGTTTGAATGTTGGTTGTGCTTCATCTGTCGCAATGTATGATTATTGTCGCAAAGTTGA